CGGGGGTTGAATACAAAAAGAAAGAAAAAAGCCTTCAGATTCCTAGCTCTAAACCACCCAAAATCAAAAAATAGCGACCCATAATTTACCATTATGCCCAAGGCCCTGGGCACAAAGTTATGAGCAGCATTATACCACAAATCACCCTCGCAAGCAAATATACCTAGTTACTAGCTATTAATTCCGAAGACTAATTTGATCTTACTTTGAATCTTTGGAAAATATTTGTCTTCTATTTTCCCTTGTTGCTTACTTACCCTAGAAACATCAACAACTCTAACCTGCTTTAAGTTGATATGCCTATCTTTGTCTAAACCATTAGTGCTAGTTGCTTTAATATTAACCACAAAGGGCCACTTCTTATGACCTGGCAATATTGGCGCAACCAATAAAGTACGAGACATAGTATTTACAAGATCAGCTTGCAGTATAACACAAGGACGCCTTTTTCTTGTTTCAGCACCTTTTGTTGGATCTAAATCAACCCAATATATATCTAACTGTTTATAATTACTCATTTAAACCATCAGATAAAGTAACATCCCAATCATCTAGCTCATCTAAATAACCGCTAGCAGACTCCTCAGCATTTGCCTCTATAATAGATATTTCAAGCATTGCTTGCCTTCTATCGGCAATTAATTGATTAATATACGCACTACGATTATTCGCAGCAACACCTTCTAGAAATTCAAAGTTTTTTGGTTCAATACTAAATGTAGCTCTATGCATCTCACACACCTCTTTACTACGATAATATCATACTTTTTTGTAATAGCAAAATAATTACAGCAAATACACTTTAAATTTCAGATAGTAAATATTTGAGACTATTATTGTATTTGCACAGGGCTAGTATATGCCAAAGTAGGCTGTGTGTTTCGTGCTTGATTAACTATAACTGGGCTACTTGCAGGTCTTTGCTGATCTTTTATAACAGTTGTCTGGTCAATAGTTGCAGTTAATAACTGATTAAGCACATTTGCAAAAGATGCATCTCTATCTCGTATTTGTTTGGATATTTCTATTAACTCGCCAGCGCTAGTAAAAGTTCCATCACGCTCCTGTAACTCTAATACTTGTGCATCTGTCAATGGAGCAACAGCATCAGCAAGGCCATTTACTTGATTTACAGCTCCGCTTGTGAATGAATTTCTAGCTTTAGCTGCCCTTTCTGAGGCCGTTCTCTCAAGCACACCAAGTCTTTTTAACAACTCAGTTATACCAGAGAGCAGTTCAACTACTATATTCTTAGCGCGAACAAAGCCATCTGCAATAGCATTGCCAAACTCCCTTATTTTATTTGGGTCGCTAATAAAGCTTAATAAGTTTTTGAAGCTACTCGCCAGTGTATCAACGACTGTAGCTATGGCACTGCTTATACTTTCTCTATTTTTTACTATAAACTGAGTAAGTTTATCTACGGTAGGCCTTAAAACTGGTAGTAATTTGGCTCCTAAGCTATTGGACAATCCTGTTACAGCGCCGCCTAAGTCAGTAAGAGAGTTTCTGAATGCCGCCGCGCCTTTTGCTGCAGTTCTAGTCACTGATAGCCCCAACTCCCTAGCTCTTTTTATAAGGGCGGGTATGTCTTCTTCAGATAAAGATATAAGCTCTGTTCCAGCTTTACCAAATAAAGCCATAGCTGTTTGTGTTTTTTTTGCCTGATCTTCCATCTTACCAAGTGCTGTAACAGCTTTAATTAAAGCTTTGTCAGGAGATAGACCTTGAAAATCCTCAAATGACAAACCTAAATCTCTAAAAGCATCTACCTGCTCTGCTGTGCCATCTTGCAATTCTCCTAAGTTCTTTTGTAAAAACTTGATTCCATTGTCTAAAGAGCTAGCTGCGACTCCCGCTCTATCCGCAGCAAATCGCAACTCTTGTAAGGCTTCTATACCAACGCCTAGCTTCAAAGACGTTTTTTCAACCTCATCAGCTCTCTTAGAATATCTATCTGCAAATAAACCAATTGCAGCAGCTGCGCCAATACCAAAAAATGATATATTTCTAAGCGACCTCTTAAAGCCACCACCTAACTTACCAAGTCTACTGCCAATTTTGCGTAGGCCACGCTTCATTTTATCAAAAGCTACCTTTGCAGAATCAGCCACGGCAGCAAAGCTACGCTTAAAACGTTGCCTTATATTCCTACCTGTTTTACCAGCATCTTGCCCTAATTTCTTAAAGTTGTTGCCTAACCTTTTTACAGAATCAGCAGACTTGCTAATCTCCTTAGTTAGTTTGTCCCTTAATGTAAGAGTGGCTTTAATGCTAAACATTGTGTTTTTTTAGCTCTATATATTTTTCGCAATATTTAATTAGTAATGACAATTCCATATCAAAAAATGATTGTATAGGAATTGCTAGGCTTATAGATATAGTACAGACTAAATCATCTGTTATTCCTACAAGCCCTCTGTAAAAACAGACATAGCCTTGTCTAGCTTACCAACATCTTGTAAGCTAAGTTGGTCTAAATGGCTATCTAAGATTGGCACGTCAGAATAACCGACATACTTACAGCAAATTTTTATAAATTTGTCCGTTGTCTCAAAAGCACTCATATTAGAAAAATCTAATTTCCTGATTTGCCCATAAGTAGGCTCCTCAATTTCTATTGCTTTTACCTCTTTTGGCTTATCGTCAATATGTATTGTGATTGGCTTTTGTAAATCTACTACTTTCATTATGCTACCTTTAAATTACTCCATTTTTCTTGAAACGAACGCAAGCCTTTTGGTGTTACGTAAGTCTGCGCATATTCTTTCTCGTCTATATGTACTACCTTTACCTCAAACAAGCCTTGCTGCCTGTATTTAGCATATGGAACTAGCTTTTTACCTTCATAAAATAAGTAACCACTTTGCTTTAGCCAGCTAATAAACTTATTTGGCGTCTCGCATATAGCCCTGCCAGCATTACGCAAGTTGTATAGCCCATCTTTATTGGCACAAGCATCGTAAAACTCAACCTTTGGCTTATCTTGCTCTATTTTAGTTTCTAGCTTCTTTACCTTCTCGCCTTGTATAAGCAATGCTTGCTGCACTATCTCATCTGGTGATAGTTGTGGAGCTGGAGTATTTTTTAACTCCGCCTCTATTTTGTTAAAGGCTTCAATGTATTTTTCTTTCCATATTGCTGCCTTTTTACCAGTAAAACCCATCACTAAAAATGAAAAGCCATCTCGAGTGATATTGTAGCATTTACTCTCACGGTTAGATTTATCTAAATATGAGGTGGGCTCAAAATTGAGCTCACTAAATTCTGGTGTACACTCTATATTTTCAACATCTCTTATAATATTCTTATGCTGCTTCCCAAAATTATCAGCAATATCTAAACTACTAACAAATACCTTGCCGTCTTTGTTATTTAAAACTGGCGCTTCGTTCTTTCTACTTAATCCTAACATCTTACACCCCCATTGCTTGTTGTTGGTTTAACTGCTGTTGTAAAACTATCATAGCTCTTACTTGAGCAGCTTTTAGCATCTCAACAAAGCTTTCAAACTTACTTAACTGCTCGCCTACACATTCAGCGATTTGAACAAAAGCATTTAGTGTACCCTCGTCAAATTGTTTATCTGCAAAATGTTCTGAGCTTTTACATAATAAAGCAAAGGCCGACCTACGCACCACAGCTGCGTCCTCGCCTATTAAGTTGTCCACAAACTTACTTTCTAGCTCGTGTAAGTTATCAGCCACCGCTTCAAACTTTAAATCGTTAGTGTTTTCTGTTATTGTGTTTTTAGACATGATTATTACTCCTAGTAATGGTTATGGTTAGAGCCTTGGGAGTGCGTCACCACTTCCTTGGCTTGTTACACTCACACTAAAATAAATATTATCATGTGTCAAATATTATTTTGACCGTAATAAGATTTGATTATCTTTCTGTAGTATGTTATTTTAAAAGAATGACACAGCAACAAGAACAAGTAAGAATTAATTTATTGTTGGATAAAACAGATGTTGATTTGATTAATAAATGGCGTTCAGAACAAAAGGACTTTCCCAATCGCTCCGAAGCTATTCGTCGATTATTAGCCTTGGGGCTAAAAAAGAGCGATTGACTGAAGAAATTTTAGGTTGTAACTCTGAATCCTTACAACCAAATTGTTCAATTATGAAAACTTTATTTATTGTAGCTCTCGTCTCTGTTGTGCTTATGTTTGATTCTTCCTCTGCAGAGCCGCTTAAAGAGAAAACAATAAGCACAGGTGAGACAGGATACAGCAGAGAAACTTTAGAAAACCTAGAGAAACTATCATTTGCTGATTTTATGATGGCAAAAAAGAAAGATTTTAAAGGTTGTGATGAGTCCGCTAATGAGATGCGATTATGCCTTAAGCTGCTAAATGATAAGGTAAAGATTTACCAGAATTTAAAAAGCGTCAAGCTTACTAAGAGTGACAGCGCTAGATTAAAACAATATAAAAGCAAAATAATTAAATCTCAGGTCATGGGTTTCCCCATAATTAGAGATCAGCTTGGGCCAGCACTTAGAAAAATGCTTTGGGATTTTGATGGTACTGCTTCTACAAACGGCAATAGCTTTACCAACCTTACAATTATAGCTCCTGACTTTGCTGCAAACAGAAATGTAAAGCAGTTCCACGAATCCATTATGCCATCTCTTGAGCAGGCCCGTATAAAAAAAGTTATATACAAGTGGTTTAAATATGATGAGGAGCCTAATACATTTAAGTTGAAGCCTCTTAAAGACTCTGACTTAGCTACATTTGATCAATACGGAAGGTATGTAAAGGTTGACTAGCCACTCAGAAGCTATACGCAGACTAGTTGCTATTACTTTAAAAGAGCAAAATTATGATACTCTTTGATAATCTCTAGCCTTAATCTCTAGGCTTGTAGTGCCCTCTCCAGTGCTTAAAGCGCCTGGTATAACCCATGCATCAAAAAACGCTATAACACTACCATCAAACAGCTTTAACTGGATATTTGGGCAATCCAACTCCTGTATTTGATCAATATTTAGTGTGCTATCCTCTAAATATACTGGCACTGTTACACTTACACTTTTGCGCACTGCTGTATAACCTTTGCCAAAAGGTGCGTCAGTGTATTCTCGTTTTGTTAAATCAAATTCTGCATCACCTGCAATACAGATTGCTACATCATTTATAATTAGCTCTACTGGGCCTGACTTTTGTACATTAGCCATTTTTTGTTCTCCTGTTTTGTGAAATAAAAAAGGCCGCCAAAAGGCAGCCTTAATGGTTGATTATATGTTGTGGGGCTTTTAAAACGCCGATATAATTGCAGCCACGCCAGTGAGTAGTAGGTAACACATTAGGCCAAACCCAAGGCACCTACTAACCAAGCCAAAATCCTTACTAGATAAGTCTTTCTTTAACTCGCGATAAGCTTGCATAAACTCTTTAATTACGTTAATATCCATATATAACTTCTTTAAACCCCGCTAGGCTTGCAGGCCTATTATGCGGGGTTTTTTATTCGCTCTAATTTAGCCTTGGCTGCATTTTGACAGCTACTATAATCAATTGGTTAGCCAGATTAACGTCAAAGCAAATATTTATACGGTTAGCATCGCTATCGTCTCTTTCTACAACTAGGCTTTGTTTAAATTCCGCTACATCATCTGCTAAGAAACCTTGCAGCTCATCTTCAAAGAATTGTAAGATAGCACCCTTTATTAAGTTGGGAGTTGTTGCCTTGCCTCGCCCTTCAAGCTCTACACTGTTATTAAACAACTTAACTTGCGAAAAGCGTGATAGTACGAATATGTTCAAACGCTCTATAATGCCCTGTATTGTAAATAAGGAGATTGCGTCCTCATAAACCTCACAAGGGTTGCCAATAGAATCAGTTAAGAAAGTAGTGCGCAACCTAACTATTTGAGCTAAGCCATCTGCACCACATTGTAGAGTAGTCATACCGTTATTAAGTAATAGCTCGCCCTCTTCAAAGTTAAAGCAATCACTATCAACAGCGCAACTATCTGTACACCCAACACCATTTAAAGAGGTGAACTGTAGATTAGCTGCTGGATCTTGGCATACAGCGTTTTGAATAACTCCAGTTAATGCGCCTACTATGTCAAAGCTTGGACTATCTGTGCAGTTTGAATGAGTAACAGATATATGCTGACTATTAGGTGATTGTGCATAAGTAAGTAGATTACCATGAGTATCACGTGGATGTGCAGTAAATGCCATGCCAAAGTTAAGTTGGTTATACTCCCAACGTGCAGCTAGAAAATCTTTAAAATATCCCAGGTTAGTTAAATCGTAAAAAGCTGAACCTATGTAACAATATTGGCAATCTCCTATGCTAGCCAAAGCTGCTTGTAAATCAGCATCAACAGCACCACCAGCTAAAAAGCCAGTACCGTTAACAGATACACCTGCTGGTAAGTTACCAACTGCAACTGCAATATCATTACCTAAAGTACCTGCATTTTTAGCAGTTAAAGTAACCGTACCATCAGCATTATCAACAGCACTTACTAACTCGTTAGAGTCACCGTTAATTAACGCAGTAAAGGCGGCTGCGATCGTTAAATGTGTATCACCTATAGCAACTGGTACATTATTAACTCCATACGCACCTACATTAATAGGTATGACGCCTCCCTCGGTAGCAGTAGAGCCACTAAAGTCTAAATTTAGACTAGCTGCCGTAGATCCCGCTGCATCAGCTACTGGTAAAACGCAAAGCTGTCCTTCGCCATTATTAAGGTAGTAATGACTAATCATACTAGCTAAGAATGAACCAGCACCTGCTAGTGCTATTCCCTCGGCCTCGCTATTAACACAAGCCACCTGCTCTGCAGCACCAGATGTAGCTGGGCCTATTAATAACGCAGCACAACATGCTGGGTCAAAGTTTGTATTTGTTTTGCTTATATTAGCATAAAACAAAGGCGTTTTTACCGCCGGTATACCTGTATCAAATGTATTAACCATTTTGCTTATCCTCTTTTGTCTTTTTGTTCTTTTTTGTTTTGGGGGCTTTGATTAGATCGCCAGATTGCAACCTTCTCATTATGTATGTTGATAGCCTTACAGATTTTTGGGTATCCGAACTAATTACTTGCCCTAATTCATCAAAAACTGTTGCGCCCTTACTGGCCACTACATTCACTCTATTTTTGCTCATCGCAAACCTCACTTTTACACTTTGAATTAACCAAGAAGCCAACATCCTGGACATAGGCTGGGCATTGACCATCCCACCTATCCTGATCCTCTGTAGTTACGCCACTTTGCTTAACATCTATGTATTCTTTAACATTAAACTCAAAACTTACTTCAACACGTTTGCCGTCGAAGTTTTCTAACTGATAATTAGATAGTCTAAATTCTTCATAACAATCCTTATCTGGATCCCAGTTTAGTATTGCACGAAATAGATCATCTCTTACGCCCTGCAAAGTTTCAGCTACCGCATGTGCTAAGTTATCTTTTGTTCCACCGTCTAGGATAGCAACCAAGGCAAAGTTATGTGTAATCTCTAATAAGTTATCATTTGGATAGTTGATCGCTGGAGATTGAGGCACAACCATTAGGTAGGGTAATGGGAGATTTGTGTTTTCCAAAACCTCCAACGGCTGGATAATTCCACTAATTCGATCACCAAATACAGTATTGCTGCCTTTAAGCTTTCTGATTAAGTCAGAGTATATAGCCATCAAGTTACTTGTTTGTATTTTTTAAATTGTACGAATTGTAGAACTGGAAAATTATCTACATTGTTTTCTATAGCTTTACGCAATGCTGGCACTAAATAAGGCCTAGCCTCCATCTTGCGAGTACCTAACTCTAAATATTTACCATATTTTACTGGCGTACCTAACACGCCCTCAAAATCATTTAATAGCTCACCCTTAACGCTTTTCCATAGGTTGCCACTTCTAATTCTAGGTGGTTTTCCTGGGCTACTGGCAACATGCTTACGTCTGCCCTTACCTATTAAGTAAGTGCGCCCTGTAGGAGGGCTATTCCGTATTGATAGCTTAGATATAGTCTCAGCCTCTAAAAGAGTTCTACGTAGCCATTTACGCGCCACTATAGGCTCTGTATTTAGCCTTACGCCCTCAAATGTAACCTGTACCATTAATATATATTAGAAGGCTGCATGTAGCCCGTAGGGTCAATCCCAGCCTGTATATTGGCTGCACTATCTGGCCGCCTATTATCATCACGCTTTTCAGTAACTGATAGCCTTAAAAACCTATCACGCTCATCAATATTTTCAACTGAGTTAATCTTGAACCAACGGCAACCAAATTTAACGTAATTAGTAATATCTACCGCGTATGTTTTTGGATAGCGTATGTATATCTCATGGGTGTCAATATTCTGGTTACTACCTACATTTACATCCCCAAAGTATGAAGCCCCTCTATTAATAGCACGTATATCAGCATAAGCATCAAATTGATGGTACTGATTGCTAATTAATCCAGTGTCAGAATCTGGCTCATCTATCTTATTAGTGATAGACACTCTATGCTTTAACTTAACCTCGCTTGAAGATGGCCTGTTTATCTTTACCATTGCTTAAAAAAGTTTGTTTGTAGCTATCAAAAATCTGTTTAACGCCAGCATCCTCTAGCTCATTAGAGCTTGCCTCTCCCCTGTATTCATAACGATAAGCTACTAACCTCATTATGGCCAACCTAATGTCATAAGCGCAGTAAGAAGGCTTAATTACAAAATCTGCCACATAATCATATGAGTCACAATCGTAACAATATTGCTTGCAATTATTAACGCACAAACACCTATTATGTTGTTCATAATTTAGCTCATTACCAGTGCACAAATCTCTTACACACTTTACATTTAGATCAAAGTTAAAGCATTGATCACCTTCATTAAAATAGGCTTTATAGTTACCAGGCCTTATATACATTTGAGTATATTGCTCAAACCTATCTATTACCCCTTCAACAAGCAATTCAACAAGTGATTCTTCACTAGGATCAATAACCCTAATAAAATCCATTACTGTTGAAATAGGTAGATCAAGCTTCTTAACTTGTACCCTTTCAATCTTCATATTTAACAATCTTTAATTGTAACTAGTAACTTAACCGTATGGCTTATTTCAGCGCAATGTTTTATATAGTAGATGGTGTTATAAACTTCGTAAGTTACACCGTCTGTACCACCTTCATATGACATCCTGCTAATGTTAGATTTTGCATCAAACTTATTCTTTAAATCTGGCTGATATTTTAACAAAGTAGGCTCTGTTACGCTTGGATCACAAGTGTTTTGAACTGGATCCTCACTCCAAGTAGAGTTTGTAATAAATGCCTTCTCACAATCATCACAGCTTTCTAAAAAATCCGTCCAATCAAACTCTATAAAAATCTGATCTCGGCTTTTTTTATAAATATGCTTTTGATACTGCTTGTTAGCACATACCTCTATAGGGCAATTACTGTCGCAACATGATTGGCTACTTTTGTTATTATAGCTCATACAGCTACCGGAAACTTTAGCGCCACAAGCTTGATTATTTATATAATTATACCCCATATTATTCATGCCCTCCATCAGGTAATTCCACCTGCGCTAACTCATCAGTTGCATCTACAATCCTGTCTATAAAAGCCACCTCAAGGTTGTTTAATAGCTTTACATTACCTGCTACATCATCACCAGCTTTCAGCTCTTTTACTATTTCCACTAGATCTATCTTTAAGTTTTTTATTATAGTTTTCATTATATATTTCTCACTCCTGTGCCTGTTTGTGTTGGTGTTGTAGGCATTGTATAGCTTTGACGGCCATAACCGTGAAAAGCCTGTAATGTATTGCCTGTAGCTTTACCGCCCTGCAAATAGTAGTAAGCTGTTACGCTAGAGTAATAAATATTACCTGCGTGATTACGTAGGTTAAACCTACCTAAGCCAGAGCCGTGCAATGCAAAACATCTTGCATTAACTGCCATATCGCGGTTATCCATTGCGCCACGCGCTGTCATTGAGCAGTAGTAAATATAATTAGTTGCGTCTGTATTAAAGATATAAAAGAACCCATTGGCTCTAGCATCATTATAATAAAAACGTAAGTTTGTGCAGCCTGCTAAACGCGTGTAACCTGAGCTATCTGTTGAACAGTTATAGGCATAACAGCCAGTTGAGTCATTTTCAAAACGTTGGTAACTTCCGCTAGACGCTCTACAGTTATAGAACCTATTATTAGAAGCCGTGCCTAAGAACCTAAACCCACCTACGCTATCAGCGTGGCAGCGGTAAACTCTATTAACCGTAGCGTTGGCACCACAATTATGATCCAAGTAACCATTACTAATAAATGCAGAGCGTTGTACATTTAAGTTACCGCCATTAAGGCATCTTATGTAACCTAAATCACCTACAGTATTATAATAACATAGTAAAGTAGCTGTCCCTGATGTTTGTATATATCCATAAGTATGAACTTCCGTATATCGGATATTAATACTTTGTGCACCTGTAAGTAAATACCTAGCATTACTTAACTTGGAGTAGTAAATTGTTAAGCTAGCAATGTTCTGTAAAGCTAGTGCATTACCAAAATCAAAAGTACAGTATTGTATAATACCCGCGCTACCACTTGTATTGATCTGACTTAATGTTACTACTTGGTTATCATAAAAATTTACATTCTGATTGGTTATATTGCTATTGCTTATTAAACAATCTTCTATACGCCCCGTACCGTTTTGGGTAACATTAGCATTAGACGTAATCTCATTACGCTGCATAGTGCCTGCAACTAGTGTAACCCTGGCATTCTCGCCTAGTTTATTTTGCCTGAATATACCCGCCGTATAAGCAAAGCTACTAGCATTAGTTATGCGATTATTTTGTACATTAGTATTACCAAATGGAAAGTTAGCTATTACCTGGTAACCAGTAACCTCATTGTTGTTAATAGTATCGTGCAAGTAATAAATACGACCAGTTTGCCAATCCATTCTAGCTTGCCAAGGATGATTGCCTGTCAATGCATCAGATTGATAAACCCCCTCATCTGGTAACTTACCATCTTCACTAGCAACAACTGTAAAAGTGCCAGTACCACCAGCACTAATGTGAGTTATATTGTTGGCTGTATATACAGTGCCAGCTGTAATAGTACCCGATAAAATCGCCGCACGTGTGTCTACTACTGGTGCTGATCCGCCTGTTGATGCAGGTATAACGCTTGATCCACTCATCCTACGCCTCCCATATCACGTCTGCATTACTATTAGTACCTGTCGCTATTGTATAAGCTGATGTATCCAACACTACATTATCTCTAGCAGAGCCAAAGGTGCGGCTACCTGGTAAATTCATAGTTACCGTGCCCGATGGTGTATTAATTACCACAGGGTTACTGCCCTCGTTAGTTACTGTAAATGTTCTAACTTGCGCTACAGGTATAGCAAAAGCGGCTGAATTATTAGGTATATCAACGCCATCTGCAACCTCTGCCACGTCTGGTGTATTGGCTATTGCCTCTGCTACTTTTTCAGCTAAGTCTAAATTGCAAACTTCCTTACAATCTACAAGCGTCCAACTAGGTGGTATTCCACCGCTGACATCTACTAAATTGCCTAAAGCGTCAGTTGCTATAACCTCTCCATCAGAATAAGTTATAACTTTATAGCTATTTGGCGTACCAGCTGTTGTAGTAGTAAAGTTTATAAATAATGGAGGGTTGGCAGTATCTTGTGTGCCACCAATTATCCTACCTATGCGAGTGTCAATTGGCGCGCCGTTCACGCCCGTTTGCCAGATAACAATAGGGTTGGTAGAAAAGGCCAAGTGATAAGTATTACCTGCCGTTAATGTAGGGGAACCAGTAAAGCTGAATGTAACTGGATTAAACCCGCCGCCAGGCACAGTAGCTGAAGGCGTAGTATATAAACTAGGGCCATTTACTCCGTCCATTATAGACAAGGTAACAGCGTGCGTGCCAAAAGCCGCGCCTAAATCAATAGTTAAATCCACCAACTCCATATCCACATCTGGCGTAAGCAAGATACCATTAACCCCGTTAAGAAGAGCTCCACTACCAGAAGTAATTGCAGCGGTGGTATCAATAGTACCAGGGGTGGAGGTGCTCCCTCCAGCATCTTGATAGCATTGCTCGCTTGTGATTTTTATACCGCTATTGCTTGCGCATTCTTTTACATCTGCAGCATTAGGGGCAGTAACTACATTACCTGAAGTATCTATCCAAACAGTAGCAACTACTGCAGTGGGATTAGCGGTGTCAAACCATGTTACACGCTGATAGCGTATTGAGCTATCATTTATATCTTCAAAGCACTTCTCTATAGCTTCATAATCCGCATTAGCACACTTAGTAAGTTGTGATCCATCAGCTACAACAGTAACACCGTCGCTTTCTAGTAAGCGTACAGATGTAACACCTGTTGACATTACGGTAGTAAATTCTTGTAGTAAGAACCTACCATCAGCAGTAGAGCAACCGCTCTCAAACGTCTTGGTTATAAGCGCATTTAGATCTGCATTTAATTGCTGGATTAACGCTTCTACTGTATCGGTATTAGCATTAATAGCTTGTAACTCTGTTAATAAATTACCAAGCTCATTAGTAATGTTAACCAGGTTAGTATTAACGTCGGCAGTTAAAGCCTCTAAAGTATCGGTATTAGCATTTACTGCTTGTGCCTCGGTTAATATCTGAGCCAGCAAAGCTTCTACATTACTTAAATCTATTTGATTGCACACCTCAACATATAGCGGATTGGTGCAAGAATCTCCTAAAACTGGGCCACTTGAACCAACTGTACCTGGTATAAAAGTAGAACGTTTAAAGCTCTTACCCCTAGCAGGCCTATTAGCTGGTGAACAGCCTTGTGGTGCGCATCTTTTTGGCATTATTTTTTATCTTTTTTTGCTTTCTTTTTAGGCTCTGGCTTGTCTTCAATTACATCAACCACAACCTCTTCTTTTTTTGGCTCTGCAGGCTTTACCTTCCTAGACGCCAATATTTGTTCAATTGTATAAATCATAACTAAAAAGGGGGCCCGAAAGCCCCCTACCTCTTTACATAGAAGCTATAAACTGCAGACCTAAACATCTGCTTTCTGCAGAGCGTGTCCAAGTTCCAGCTGTAGCTAACTGAGTTTTGTTTGGTGAGTAATTGTAATCATTAGCTGCACCTTGAAGTAAGTTATTACAATATCCTTTTGGATGAATTACAAACTCATCGTAGAAATAGTGTTGGAACTCCTTATTGCACGGTAAAAACTCTGGGTGGTAAGAAGGGTCAGCACAACCCTCACCATAACCAAAAGTACCATTTCTAAATAAGATAGAAATATAACCATCACCAGGCGTACCTGGAGTTACCATTAATGCTGGATGATCACTTACAATCACGCGATAGCCATTCCATATTGGTAGGCGAATCTCTACACCGTTGATAGTTTCACAACAATAATCAGATACATTATTAGCAATTACATTCTTTGCTACTTGGCTATGCATGATAATACCATCAAACTGGCCAAAATTAGCACCACTATTAAATGCAGCTGTGTTTAGTGCATCAAATGTAAATACGTTATCTGGTGCAGTATTACCACGCACATCAACATAGTTACCTACGCCAGCACCTAAAGCAACCTCAGAGTTATATATACCTCTTAAAGATGCCATTAAGAATGACTGCTTATCTTTTGCTAAAAAACCACCTACTGTTTCTAGGATAACATCGCCAGCTGTCATTTCATCACAGCCTAAGCAAATATTTTCTAAGCGACTTTCGCTAAAACATTTTTTAGTAGAATACTTAATTACACGATCTACTGTAGAAAGCACTTCATCACACTCACACGGGTCAGCATCTGGTAATTGAGTATCACCGCTACCACCAACACCTGTGTAGTCAACATCTTCAAAATGCTCTAGTGCCTCATAATAAGGTACATTAGTTGCAAAGCCCTTACCTCGGGCAATACTTCCAAACATTTCTTCCTGGCTGATTATACCAGAATTCCATATTGCCAGATCAGATTGAGCTGAACAATCGGGGCGCAAACTATAATTTGCATACGTTTCTCCGCAGATTAAACCTGCTACTTTACTATTAGCCATTTTGTTCTCCTTTAGTTTTGTTTTGAATTGCGCCCCTGGCTAAAGGGACGGCTTTTAAAGCTTCCAATCGGCAGGATTTCTGCCCGCCTCTTTGATAAAACGACGCGCTTTTTCAGGGTCGTTCTTGATCAATCTTGATTGAGCTGTTACAGCACCATATTGCTGCTTAAATGGGTTAGGCTCATTGCTGCCTGCACCCTGATTAGAGCCGCTTACACCTGCCCCAGTGCTTGCTGGATATAGGTAGCTGCGCTTCTCTTTAAAAAAGGTTTTGAAATACTCCTCAGACTGCATGTATTCACCCGCCCTATCGGACTGCGAACTAATTAAAATTCCACCTGAATTGTCTCTAAAACCCCATTTGCCATCTTGGTCTTTTTGAATCTCTTGTTCTGCTAATGCTACTGCATCGCCTACAGCCTCATTTCTTACACCAGCCGCAATTGCAGCATTTTTCAGGCCATCAATGACTGTATATTGGTAAAGCTGTTTATCCCTTTCCTGAATAACCAACTCAAGCTCAGCAACCTTAGAATCTCTGTCTTCAATTGCTTTCTTAAAACGCCTTTGCTCAGCATCTTTTACGCCTTGTATAGCTTTCTCAAGATCGCCATTTTCAATAGCTTGCTTTTGCTCCTGAGTTTCAGCTTTTTCTGCTAATTCTTGCAGCTTACTAAGATCAATACCTTCAAACTGCTTAAGCTTGTCGGTAGCTGCCTTTTTTTCTGCCTTTAAATCAGCATTATTGCGCTTTAACCCCTCAACTTGCTTTGTTACTGCATCCTTAATGGCTGCATCTAACTCTGCTTGTGTAAAGGTTGATTCGGTAGCTTCTGCTACTTCTTTTTTTTCGTCTTCTGACATTTGTTTACTCCTGTGTTGTTGTTGAATTTTACGCACAAGTAATCGCCCCCAGCGTCTGCTGTGTGGTCATTAATCACTTGATAAAATTGCTAAATTTCAGCCAGCCTAAAAGCCTCTGGCTCTCGTTTCATAAGCTGACTTAAGTTTAAGGTGTTACCCTTACGATCTACAAACTTGTCTACACTAAGATTACCTTGCCTAAACAACTTTGCCTTTGTTTTACCCAAAACCTCCTCAGCGGTTTCTAATGGCTGTTTTGATAACCATTGCCCATATGATAGAGTATCGGGTATTTTACCATCTAGCGCTTGTTTCTGGCCTTTTGTAAGACCATCTACACCCAAGCTTCTATAACTATAAAGCACTGGTATGCGCGTACTCCGGCAATTAATGTGCAAAGGTGGGAATTGCCCCTCCCCTACTTTATAAATAGTACCATCTAAACTAGCGCATATATGACTTGTTGCACTGTCCAGTACGGCACGATAAATCTCTTCTTTAACTAGGTCGCTGTTAGCCATGTAGGCCGCACTGCGAGCTTTGTTAGCTGTATGATTAACTGCAGTTCTTATATATACCGCAGCTGTAACTATACTTGCTCGCAAAGCCTCTTGCTTTACCCTGCTAACTACCTGCCTATCTGATTCAGCATTTAATAACCCAGATTTAACTGAATTATTTATTGCTTGAGCTTTACGCTCTGGCCACCTTTCTAAAAAAGGTTTTAATCTAACCACATCATCAGAGCGCTTATTATTAAGCAATGCTAATGGTGTAGCCCAAACTAGATTATTAATGTCTGTTTGTTTGGCAGTATTTACCGCTATACCTACAGGTGGTAGCGCCTTTTCTAAGCTGCGTTTAGCAAAATCTGCCTCATAGCTTGAAAACTCCCTTAATTCAACTGCAAGAGCATCACTAAATATTTTCTTAGCGCTTTCTTGCGTGGCTTTTAAAAAAGCTAAAAACGCTTTATGTGCATTTGTCTTAGCTGGTGAACCAGCTGCAACTATACTTCTATCTGCGCTTGATAGCCTAGCTAACCTAGTAGCCAATTTATCCGCTATTACAGAATCACCATCTTGCAATATTTTGGTAAACTTATTTACTAAGCCGCTAGCAAACCTCTGCAAATAAATTTGATGCCTAGTGCCGAAGTCTAATAATACCTCGTTACTTGTCTGCATCTAACTCTCTAGGCTTAATAGTTTTTTAAGTGATTTTATGTTATAATGCTTCTGTAACTTTGCTTCTGCTTTACATCTCCTGAAACGATAGGGAGGTGGCTTGAGTTTATCTCAAGTACACAAGGAAAGTAGAAGCTGTTGTCAATCTGCCCCGCTTGGGGCTTTAGGGTTTAAGTTATCTGAACCCATGGTGCAAGGACATCAGAAGTGCAAATAGCACAACAGATAGCAAATACTAGGCAAGGAATTAACCTTGCTCCAGCCACTCATTATGGGTGGAAGGAGGCCTTATGGGGCCTTTTTACTTTAAACCGGCTAAAAAGCCGGAAAAAAGAGGGTGCGCCAAATGCGGCGCCCCTTCTAGCACACCACTGTGTGATACGTGTGCTAGAGAAACTCTAGGTCTTCCTCCGAGGAAGGCCTAGGGTTTTTACCCCCTACCTTGTGAGGGGGTATTTTTTTTATTTACAGTAAGTTAGTATCACTCTCAACGCGCTCTTGTATCTCTTCATTACTGGTTTTTTGAGCTATTATACCAGCATCACGTAAATTATTACGGTATGTATTAATATCAATTATACCGCCATTGTAAGCGGCTTGTAGTGCAGTAATCTCTTGTGGATTGAGCTTTCTATCAAAAAACTCTTTACATAGCTCAAAGCTAAACTCCTCTGGCTTATAACCAGCCCACTCTGCCCATATTCGTAAGGCCTTTGTTAAAGCATCGCTAATATTACCTGCTAATGCATCTAAAGTAGCTACATGGCCACCTTGTGCAATTATAGCCGTTTCAGCAGCTGTATTAACCAAGTTACCACTAGATATTAAACCAGCCTTTAAAAGCATATCTTGCTTAATATCGTCTAACTCTTGTTGAAGCTTATCAGCACCAACTCCGCTTATCTCAGCAAATTTTATCTCACTATTACCCGGTAATATACCGCCATTACCACCCAGCTTTACGCTCATGTCCTTAAACATGTCTTTATAGTCCTCAGGGCATGAATCTAGTGCAATAACATCTAGTGCAATATATGGAGTTGCCAATGCAGTTAAATGCAGTGTATGCCGCTTATCTGCACTTGTATTGTACCAAGCCTTAGCGTCGCTAGCTAATCCATATAATGGAGGCCTAGCAACATCACAATTAGCACCAAAAGGGCTAACAAATACAAAAGGTATATAATCTAACCTCTTACCAGCTATTGTTGGGTAAACTGGCTCACCTCTAACATATCTTGGCTTACCGGTAGTCTCATTTGATAACTCACACCTTTCAATTGCATATTGGCCGTTTTCATCAAGATATAGTAATAATCTGCATTTTGAATGACCATCTTCTAGCAGTGGGCAACATTCACGCTGCTCTTCTAAAACTAATAACTTTAATTGGCCGTTAACCTGATGCCAATGTTTTATGCTAAATACATCATAAGAAACTATCTTAGGATGGCCTAGCTCTTCATCAAAATCTACTAACAAACCATGCCTAGCATAACTAGCTACATCAGCTGTTAGCTTTCTAGCAAGGTCATTTATATCAACACCTATACCGCCTAAATTACCAGGCAACTCAACACCATCAGACAATTTAATTGTAGGGTCTTTTTTAAACAGCCTACCAACTAAGGTAATAATACTAGTGGCCGTTATATCTAAAAATCTAGCGCGGCTTTTGTACTCATCATATGCCCCCTCATCCATTCCACTTGGTTTAGGCAGGTAAGGAATGCCATTTTCTTTTATAACACATTCACCATCTAATACGTCACGGATTAGCTCCCAACACTCACAATATTTAGTATACTGCGAATGCTCCTCGCCTATGTGATCTTCCCGTATCATGTGATGTATCAAATGTAAATTTAGGCATCTCCTTTAAGCCTTTAGGTGGCGCTGACATGTCAGCTATTGCGTCCATTGTTGGGTCTACTTGATCGTCATGCCTACCTTGTGGAAATTGGCTAAATTCAGCTAAATACTCAGAAAGCCATGTGGCGTTTTTAGGCAAATAAACATATTCACTTTCTATCCACCCTAACACATCGTTAGCTCTTAATTGCTTATCTGTACTGCGCTTTATAGACTCCACAGGGAACCTAGCTTGGTGTTTAATTGCTTGTATTAAGCCAGTGCCACTAACTTTATCCTCAATGGCCATTCCTCTAAGTTTTGCAGGATTAGCACCATAATGCTTTTGCCAAAATGCAACCGCCTGTGTATGTAATTGTGGGGCTTCCCACTTACCCCTAATTTGATCAATCAGGTAAATCTTGCCATTTTTACCCTTGCCCCAGCATTGAAATACTGAGTAATCATTAGACTGCCCTGTCTTTTGAGCTGTATCAGCGTATATTTTGCGATACTCTAATTCAGGTAGTACATCGTAATATTGCCACCACTCAGCTTTGAACATCTGGCCTTCTGGCTTAACCTTCCAGTTACCCTCTAACAACCTCTTACGCTCAACTTCAGGTAATGCCTTTAAATTTGCTATATAGCTAGGATCATTCTTTAATAAGATTTCGTTATCTTGGATTGTAGCATTTATAAATGTAAAACTCTTAGGCTCACAATCACTACCAAATTGCTCAATAAGTGGGTCTCTGCTATCTGCCCAGTGTAATACCCCATTATTCCTAACAAAGTACCTTACCACTCCACTACGCTCTGGAATCGCATAACCATCTTTACCAATCCACCAATCTATTAGATCTAGTACCCAACCATCCTCTGGGTTAGTCGTAGCTCTTATATATGGCTTTATTCCGCATACACTACGATTGCGGCTTAACATGTACCAAAATTGACTCTCAGTAAAATGCGTCAATTCATCAAATATTATCAAAGGTATTTGTGACCCCTGATAATCTAGTTTATTTTTTTCATGCTCTAAATGGGCAAACTTAACTTTATTGCTATTATCAAAATGCCACTCAAGCACACTCTCTTTTGGTTGAGCACCTAATAACGGGTAAATATTACTAGAAGTATCCCACAAACCACCTTCATTTCTTATTTGTGGACTAGTGCGTCTAAATATTACCGCACCAAAACCTTTAACCGTTGTTATATGCCTTAATACCTCAATAAGTATTGCATATGATTTACCACCACCTGCTGCACCGCCATATATAGCTATATCAGCACTTGTGTTTATAAAATCACTTTGCGCTCCCTCCTGGGCCCTTATCTCTACCATTATCGCCTAATATTACTACCGCTCCTGCGGCTTTTAATTCCGATCCATCTTTTCCGGTAAGTTCAGTAGTATTAACTGCCCTCCCCTCTAGCTGGTCTATCATGTACTTAAGCATATCCTTATCGCCTTCTAGCGCTTTGTCATATGCTATACTAAGCAAGGCCTCTACAGCCTTAGTGCCCTTAGCCTCTAAAATCTTAGCTTTTATATTATTAGCCTTCCTAGCTTCCACACTTTTAGCTTGAGCCTCTCTAGGGTCTATCTGCCCCTCACTCCCAAAAGGTATATGATTAATATCTTTCATGGCTAAATTACGGCTAATAGCCATTAATCATCAAGTAAGTCACTTAATAAATCTAACCCCTCTGATACCCCATAAGCACCTATAGCCGCTGAACCAACTTTGGCAACATCTCGCTTACTTGGTGCTTCACCTTCAAAAAAATCATCTACAATATTGCACCCACTTTCTATAACATCTTCAAATATACTAAAAACCACAACTTACCTTTCATTTAGATCAAACCTTTAACCTGCTCTAGCAATTCCTGCTCAGTACCATACCGAGATTCAAATTCTTTTTTGTTTATTATACTTGCTTTATTACACGATAGTAATGAGTATTTGACATACCACCTTCCAACGCCTGACTTTTTGTGATTATTTTAGCCTTAACCTTATCCAAAAATTCTTTACTAAATTTTGAAAAATGATGCTCTACACCTCTTGAGTAATTACCGTGCAATTTACGATCCCGATTGTTATTTAAGTGGGTGTCCCACCTCAAATTTGTTATATGGTTATTTAGAGAGTTACCATCATTATGACAACCTTCCATGTTTTTTGGGCATTTACCAACAAAAGCCTCTAATACCAGTCTATGTATAGCGAAAACTTTGTTAGTCTTTTTACTGCCTAATTTAACAAAAAGATAACCATCATTACAATGAGGACGAAGCTTTCTTCTTTTGTAAGTTTGGCGCATTATTTGCCCATTAGAGTGTTTTTTTACAACTATCTGCTCTTTAGAGTACACAACCCCATCTTCAAACACTTCGTAGCACTTGCCGCCATAGCTAAAATCAATAAATTTCATATATTTATAATGGTACAATACTATATACTAGACCAACCAACAAATAAAGAATTATGGAGCGCAGACTGCTTTTAAATAAAACTATACATAGCCCAGCTAGTAATAACTAATAGGAGGTGTTATGCGAAATTGGAGGACGCTAGACTATGTACAGTGTTATCTCTTTTTAGGGGTTATGTAGTTTTGCTTTATGCCTTGAGCTACATTTTTAGCAAATAACTTAGTTTGTGTAGCAGCTTGTTTAAATTGACCATTAGCCACACTGCTAGCTGCACGCTTCGCATTTCTCCTAGCTCTAGCACATGCGGCACAACCCATAAATGTAATTAGTTAAAAAATTTTGATATAGCGCCAAGAAGGAGGCTTAACCCAAAACAAGTAGAAACCACTAATAAGCATATAGAAACTACAGCAAGCATTTGGTCCCTTCTATTTTTAGGTAAATCAGAAAGTAGACTTTTCATATCTTGATAAAGTTCTAAAATTAGTGTATTCATTACTTACATAGATTTTAAACCTCGCCATATAGGGTTGCCGCCCTGGCGGGGTTTTTTATTGCCAAATTCCACAAACAAAAAAGCCCCACCAAAATGGCAGGGCTAAAATATGAAAATTAGAATCAGATTTTGGATACACTTCACCCTCACTGTTAAAGTCTATTTTAAAACACTAATATAAACTAGTCAAACACTATTTATTAAAATCCCATTTGCCATCAAACCAATCACATAAATCATCAAAGCTATCACAGGCAATATTCCAGGCTTTTTGATTATAACCAATTGATGAATTGTCATTTTTAACAACCCAATCATCGTTTTTTGTTATGGCTATTTTCCAAACCACCTGCTGCGCGACTGGATTTGGTATAACTTCCCTCCATTGCCTAAAATGCTCTTCTGGATTGTAATTTGGATCAGAGCTAAAACTGGTAACCATTGCAGGTCGAGTAAGAGGCATACCACTCTGGCTCATACCCTTAAACTCATAGCCTAAGCTAACTAGCTTATCTTTTATAGAGTTAGCAAAATTAATTGATTCGGCATCGCCTATAGTAACCATAGTTGAAAAGCTTTTTATACCATTGAAAGTAAAGCTCTGATGTAACATCTTCTCTAGCTCTGGTGTCATATGCCTTTGTACAGACTTATAATTATTTATAGTAGTCTCGTTACCTATGTTCTCAAAACTATTCCTGTCACCACTTACATTGAAATGAATGTTTTTTCCCGCTTCTTCATGTATGTATTTGGAGATATTGTTAGAGGCCTCACTATTACTTTTTTGTAATGCATAACAAACAATCCAAGATATAAAAAAGATAGCAAGCAATATATAAGCATGCGTACGGCTCAGCTCAGTCAGAACAAAATCCCCTCCTCTAACACTTTGCACAACAGAAGGTAAAACTTGCATGCTTACAGCACAAATGGCTGTATAAAATACAGCACTAAAAAAAGGATTATCTAGGTTTATTTTATAAGGGGCTAACATAAGCGCAATAGATAAGGCAAGTTGTAAGTAAGGGGACATTTGCTCCCTATACACTGTATGGCTTTTGGATCAATTCTGTATATCTGCAACATACTTGTTTACTTAGTTTGCTTCTTTTGTATGCCCACCCTAACAACCATCATTTTTTTACCTTGAAAAACATGATAACTGATCTCTGGTTCATTATTATAAGCAGTTGGACCTATAGAAGTATAACCAGCTTCCAAGCCTAACAACTCTAAAAAGACTTTTATTTCATCTGCATATACGACAGCTTCCTCACCACTTGCTGGAACAGGTTTGCATTAATGACAGGCGCAAGAAAGGGGAATATACTTAACTTAGACTGGAAACAAATTGATATAGAAAACAAGATAATTAAGTTAAATATAAAATCTCAAAAAGAAGGGGGGAAGTTGCATATTATACCAATCATAAAACCACTAGAGTTATTATTAAAAACAATGCAACCTCAATCTAATGGCCCAGTTTTTTATCACAAAGGTAAGCCCTTAAAAGAGATCAAGCGCTCATTTAATACTGCATGCAAAAAAGCTGGTATAGAAAACTTTAGATTTCATGATTTAAGGCATACATGTGCAAGTTGGCTAGTACAAGAAGGCACCTCCCTAGCAGTAGCAAAAGAGTTGCTAGGGCATAAAGATTATTCTACAACACTGAAGTATGCACATCTTAATAAAGATGTGGTTCATAGTGAGGTAGAGAAAGTTATGGGCACGAAATTGGCACAAAACATTAAGAAGCCGATTGACTTAGAACCTTCAAAGCCTTAGTGAGTATAGCGTGCAGCCGTAGCTCAGCTGGATAGAGCATCAGATTCCTAATCTGAGGGTCATAGGTTCGAATCCTATCGGTTGCGCCAGCTTCAACCCTTAGTATGCAAGGCTTTTAGCATAATTACAGGAGTTGCTAACAGTTGAGAATAATTGATAAAACTTGATAAAAATTGGGCGATTTTGATTATTGTTAGGGCGAAAACTGGGCGAAACGCTTATTACCAATTGGCAACGAAAACCAAGAAAACTTTGCCTACCCTTAAAAATATAAAAACGTAAACATTCATTGACCAAATGTATACACAATATGCAACCTTATATGCATTAATCTTTGGAAATAATCAAAAGGGTCTCCCTACTGATTATGGTTATCGTAAATTTACGAAATAAAAGTTACAACTATTCCTAGGACACCAATTATAACACCAAGAATTGTTAATAGTTCCATCCTCTTATGCCTCCGTATGGCTGCCATTATTGGTGAAATATGAAGCTCTATCATTTCTTTGCACTTCTTTAATTCAGGCACGGCTTTTTGGATTTTATCTAAATAATCTTGTCTATTCTCTTTATTAGCATTAGCTGCCAAGAGCTCTTCATTTATTTTACGACGTAAAGTTAATATACCCTCATATTTTTTATCTCCCATTTTTTCTGAGACTATATCTTCATTATGTATAAAGGGATGTGATTTTATATAGTTATCTATTTCACTTTTTAGAATAAGCACAGATAGCTCTGAAGCATCATATTTTGCTCTTTTACAATGACGATGGTATTTATCAAGACTCTCTTGGTCTTCACTTTCTATATAATGAACCAAATGAACGGCAGCATACCTAATCTCATTGACTGCTCCCTGAGGAAGCTGCCCAGTAATTATCTCACAGTCTTTTATACTTCTTTCAGCCTCAACTATGCTCTCTCTTATCTCAGTTAAGTTGCTTCTTTTCATCAAGATGCTTTAGAAAGTTTTATTAAGCTTCCTAGACCTTAAAGGTTGTGTTACAATAAACCTTAACCGATCTACCTCTTTTGAATCAAGATAACTACCTTTTTGAGCCAATACGTTTCCGCTAAAAAAACGTGACTGTAGCTTCTTTGTTTCTGCTTGTTGCTTTTCTTGAAATGACATAATGGTAGTATTTTTCCCCCCTATGAACGTTTTTAATATCGATGTCAAGCGTCTTATAAAGTCTAACATAGTTTTACTATACATTTTATTTATGAAGAAATCCTTACTTAGGGAAGGTTACTCTAAAGCACTACACCAGTTAAGCAAGCCCCTTAACCTAAGTAGCGTACCCCATAAAAAGCATATAAAATACAATCACTCAAGATGGAATAATTAGAGAATCGTTATAAAGGAGGTATAAAATTTTACTGGATTTCACACAAAAGAAAAGGCCACCCGAAGGTGACCTTTCCTAATCAGCAAGAAGGTGGGGAGCTATCCTCCGCACCCCCTTACTATGCAGACGTGACTTCCGTCACAATCTGCAGCGTAACGAACACATGAGTGCCCGTTACTACAAGTGCCCGAACAAAATTCAGGCACTGGAGCGCTTTTTGAATCTTTTGCTTGTGCTGTTTGCATCTTTGTACTCCTACCACTGTGGATAATATAGTGATAATGTCTTGAGTTCTCTAGATTTCTAGTTATCCAACTCGCAAGTGCCTTTCAAGGCTACAAACGAGCCCGGCATAATGGTAAATTGTGGGTCGCTGAAGAGTGTTGTAATCGTTTATGGTATTGCATTAGCGAGGGAAGTATTTATTTGTACGAAATGAATTGTAAAAAAAGTGTCCGAAATGTTTTTCA